CCCAAGGACGGTCTTCAGAAATCGGATAGAGAGGTGAATCACTCTCAGCGTATTTCAGCTGCACGTTTTCGTTACGAAACGGCCGGTATTCGATTTGGAGATATAGCCATCGACACCGGACGTGACGGTCAAATTCTGATTACTGGTGCCGCTCTATCTGCAGTCGTTGACCCTACCTATCGCTGCACCTGGAAGGCGTTGAATGGTCCTGTTGAGCTAAATGCTCAGCAACTCATAGATATCGCAGCAGCGGTTCGAACCCACGTCCAAGCGTGTTTTGACCGAGAGAGTCAGCTATTGGAAGCTTTAGCCGAAGGTAGCTATGCGGAAGACATGCTGACCCAGGGCTGGCCTACCTGAAAGCGATTTCACAGATTGCACTGACATTCAGCCTCGGCCAAAAGGCTCTTCAAAGCATTTTCCGCCCCCCCCCCAACACAAACCTCGCCCTGGCGGGGTTTTGTTGTTTCTGGAGTTCAATTATGAGTAATGCAGGTGGATTTTTTCACGGCGTCACGGTGACCAACGTCGACACCGGCACGCGGCCTATCGCTGTGCCGTCGTCTTCCATCATCGGGCTTTGCGACACCTTCACCCCTGGCCCCGCTGCCAGTGCCTTGCCCAATCAACTGCTGCTGATCACCCGCGAAAGCGAAGCCATCGCCGCCTGGGGCGCAGATGCTGCGATCACCAAGGCGATCAAGGCTATCTACGTTCGCTCCAAGGCGATCGTTGCCTGTGGTGTGGAGAAGCTGGCAGACGCTGCAGCGCAAACCTCGGCCATCATCGGCGGCGTGTTGGCAAACGGCACCCGTACCGGCATGCAGGCGCTGCTGGATGGCAAGAGCCGCTTCAACGCTCAGCCGCGTTTGCTGGCCGCGCCCAAGCACACCGCGACCTTGCCCGCCGCTACGGCGCTGGTGGCTTTGAGCGAAAAACTACGTGCCCTCGCCATCATCGACGGGCCCAACACCACCGACGAAGCCGCGATGGAATACCGCGAAAACTTCGGCAGTAAGCGCGTATTCCTGGTCGACCCTGGTGTGCAGTATTGGGACACCGCACTCAGTGCCACTGTCGATGCACCGAGTTCCGCCTGGGTCGCCGGGCTCTTCGCCTGGACCGATTCGGAATACGGCTTCTGGGCCTCGCCGTCGAACAAAGAGTTTGTCGGCGTCACCGGCATTTGCCGTCCCATAGAGTTCTTGGATGGCGACGAAACCTGCCGCGCCAACCTGCTCAACAACGCGCAGATCACCACGATCATCCGCGATGACGGCTACCGCCTGTGGGGCAATCGCACCTGTTCCAGCGATCCGAAGTGGGCGTTTGTCACCCGTGTGCGGACCATGGACATCGTCATGGACGCGATCCTCTACGGCCACAAATGGGCGGTGGACCGCTCAATCACCAAGACCTATGTCAGCGACGTGACCGAGGGCCTCGCGAACTTCATGCGTGATCTGAAGAACCAGGGCGCGGTGATCAACTTCGAGGTGTTCGCCGATCCGGTGCTGAACACGGCCAGCCAGCTGGAGCAGGGCAAGGTGTACTGGAACATCCGTTTCACCGACGTGCCACCGGCAGAAAACCCTAACTTCCGGGTCGAGGTCACCAACCAGTGGCTGACCGAAGTCCTCGACACCAACACTTAAGGAGAACGCCCGATGGTTCCGCAAACGCTCTACAACATGAACGCCCATATCGATGGCGTCAGCTTTGCCGGGGATATCACCAGCTTCACGCTACCCAAGATGACCCTGAAAACCGAGGAGCATCGCGCAGGGGGCATGGATGCCCCGGTGGAGATGGATCAGGGCATGGAAAAACTTGAGGCCAGTTTCGCCGGTAAAGGCGTGCGCCCTGAGGCCATGAAGTTTTACGGCCTGGCCGATCAGACTGCATTCAACGCAGTGTTCCGTGGTTCCTTCAAGGGCCAGAAAGGCGCGACCACGGGTGTTGTCGCCACTGTCAGAGGCATGCTCAAAGAGGTAGATCCTGGCGATTGGAAGGCCGGTGAAGCTGCCGAGTTCAAGTACGCCGTGGCCTGCAGCTACTACAAGCTGGAGGTCGCGGGCCGGGTAATGTTCGAAATCGATCCAATCAACTGCGTCCGGGTTATCAACGGTGTCGATCAACTCGCCAGCGTCCGCCGCGACCTGGGTATGTAAGGAAGCCTTTCATCATGAGCACACTGAAAAAACTGCCTACCTGGCTGACCGTCACCGCCGAGAGCGCCGCCATTATGCTGTCTCGGTCGAGCGAGATTAACGGCGTGATGGTCGACCGCCTGACCCTGCGCTCTCCTACCGTGCGCGAAGTGCGCGCCGCCAATGCCACCAGTGGCGGCGATGACGAACTGCGCGAGATGCACCTGTTCGCCTCGCTCTCCGAAGCCGGCACCAAGGATCTGGAGGGGCTCAAACTGACGGATTACCAGCGGTTGCAGGCCGCCTATTTTCGCCTGGTGCAGGACGACGGGATTTAGCGCCGAACTGCAGAAGAAGGTCGCGAAACGCTTGGCTGTGGAATTCTCTTTTTCAGCTAGCGAAGTCGAGACCATGCCCTTTTCCACGATGATCTGGTGGCTCACGGACTGAGCCCCGCATCCCGGCCCGGAGTAATCCCATGGCAAATAATCTGTCGCTCGGCCTGGTCATCGGCGGCGTCGTCAGCTCCACGGTAGGCGCGGCCTTCAAGGATGTTGAAGGCCGCATCAAAAAGCTTGGCGAAACTGGCACCAAAGCCCGCGTACTGCAAAGCACCATCGGCGACACCATCCGCCTGCGGGACGAATGGAAAAAGGCCCACGATACCGGTGCCGCCTCGGCTGGTGACCTGCTGAAAAAGCTGGAGGGTAACCTCAAAACCTTGAGAGAGCAGGGCATTGAAGTCGGCAAACTGCGCAAGGAATACCAAGCCCTCGGCCAGGTAGCGCGGGGCGCCGAACTCAAGGCGCTGGGCCATGCGCAGATCCAGCAGGGTAAAGAGGGGATGAAGAGTTCCCTCGGCAAAGCGGCGGCGCTTACCGCATCGTTAGCGATTCCGACCAAGGTCTCCGGCGATTACCAGGCGCAGGTCCGCCAGATGTCGTTATGGGCCCACACTGCCGGTACCGGCGATGAGGCCGAGCTGGCGGCGAGCATCAGCAAAGTCGCGGCAGAGAAGGGCATGAGCCAGCAACTGCTGGCGAAGTCGGTCGGTGCGTTGATCGAAAAAGGTGTTGATTGGGACGTGGCCACCGCCTATGCCGGGCAGATCGCCGACCTGATCGACGGCCAGGGTATGGAGCCTGAAACCATCGCGACCCTGATCAACTCCTTCAAAGAGGCCGGGGTCAAGCAAGGCGACATGGCAGCGATGCTGGGCCAGGTTGCAGCGGCTGGAGATATCGGCGCATTTGGGCCGAAGGAAATGGCGCGGTACCTACCGGCGATGCTCGGCAACATCAAGCGCCTCGGCATGGAAGGGCCTGAGGCCGTGCGTTTCCTGGGAGCAAGCCTGCAGTCGCAGTTCTCGCAAACCCAGGACGCGGCGGCAGCGGCGACCAACATGAACAACTTGCTCAACGCCGTGATCAGCAGCACCAGCCAGGAACGGTTTGCCAAGGAAGGCTACGACCTGGCCGGCTCAATCCTCGCCGCGACCAAAAGCGGCAAGGCGGCGAACCCGGTCGATGCGTTCATCATGCTCAGCGAGCAGTTGATCAGAAAGCAGGACCCCGCTAAAGCCAAGAAAATCGAGGCGCTCAAGGCCAAGATCAAGGTGTCGGCGGATGGCAGTGCCGAGGAAGAGCAGGCCATGATCGCCCTGACTGAGGCTGCCGGGCTGGCGAACATCGTCAGCGATCAGAGCGCCAGTGCGGGTTTGCTCGCGCAGATCAAATACGGCGACAAGATCAAGGCTGATATGGCGACGATCAAGGATACGGATGGCAAGGCCAAGATTGAGGCGGATGCGGCGAAGGCGCGTGAGACGTCCAACCGGAAGTGGGCAAGCGCGACGGCTGGCATTGAATCGTCGATGACGCGTATTGGCGATGCGGTGCGGCCGCTGACTGACCTGGCTGCGGATGGATTGGCGAAGGTGGCGTACGGGCTGGGGGAGTTGGCTGGGAAGTTTCCAACTGTCATCAGCGGGGCGACGGTATTGGCGGCCGGTGTTGTCGGCCTGGGTGCTGCGATCAACGCGATCAAGATTGGCAAAGGTTTGCTCAATGTTGGGCGTGGCTCTTTGATGGGCAACCCGAACGTGATCCAGCGGGTGTTCGTCACCAACCCTTCCAGCGGTGCGGGTGGGGTGGATGTCGGCGATGGAAAGCGTCGCCGTGGCAAGGGCAAACGTGGTCGCGGTGGTCGAGGATCTATCCCTAGTCTGGCTTCAGCACTCCCGGCCGCAGCTGCTGCCAGTCGATTTGCACCTAAGGCCATGATGGGCAAGGGCCTCGGGTTCGCCAAGGTTGGCGCTCCCATGGCGCTGATTGAGGCAGGGTTGATCGCGGCCGATACCTATCAAAACGCGGAGACTCGCGACGAAAAAGCCGAAGGCTATGGCAACGCCGCCGGTACTTTGGCCGGCACGCTGGCCGGTGCTGCAG